TTACGAAAAAAGTATGGATATTTTTCAAGAAGGTTCTGCTTTTAGTACTTGTGATGAAATTAAAGGAATTTCATCCAAAGTACCAACAGCAGTAACCTCTTGCAAAATGTAAAGTTATTTTTAAATAAAATCTGGCTGCTTCTATACCCAAGTGCGAATAAACACTATTGATATTATCAGGATAAGTAAAGGATGAATCAACCATATTATTATTTATAATTTCATTGATAATATTCTTACCTTGTATATTAGCATGATAGTAATAGCAATATCTATACAGTGGAGGAAAAATAGGCAAATCTTCGGTGTATACTTTACTGGCGTTTTTTATATTTTCATCTATAATAGAAGCCATTCTGGATTCAATAAACTTAATTTTTTCTTCTATAAACATTACTGGTGTGATGCTACTGATAAATTTTTTATCTCTATTATTATAAACAACCCCTTTTTCGTCAATGTAATAGAGAGGATTAATTTTATTGGTTTCTTTGTCGTAATATTCAATATCTATTTTTTTGGGCATAAGTACAACCATAGAAATACTTTTATCATCTAAGTTATTTTCTATTATTTTAAAGCCAGCTTCTTCGAAAAGATTTTTGTATTTTTCAGTACCAATACCTTCAAAATATAGATAAGCTTTCTGAATTCTAATATGCCATAATTTGCCAATATCTTCTAATTTAAGATTATAAGGTTTTTTGGAAAACTTTTCCAAATCAGTAGCACTATTAACAGGAGTTTCTTTAAAAGTTCTAATGAGATTAATACCGTCGGAAATACCAATATGTTCGATACCTTTTACTCCTTTTATAATCATATCCTGGAAATTATCTGGTAACAAAGAGTTGAGAAAAATCTGCTGTAATTCTTCCATATTGTCACTAAACATCATATTATTACTACCTGTTTTTTCATTCAATTTATTAACATATAATTTAATAAATTCCGGCTCCACGTGTATGTCAATGATACCTTTAAAAGTAGAAGAAGCTATACATCTAACAGTTTGTTTAATATCAGATGATTTAGTATTATATTCTATAGTTTTAACAACATCATTAATAAAAATATTATATTGATAACAACGATTTAAATTAAGATATAAGCGTAAAAACTTACCACCTTTATATATAAAATTACTACCCATGGTAGTCAAATAATTATCATACCATATTTTGTCTTCATCGCTAACTGTGTCCATAATTTCATAATTGGCTTTGACATGATCTACACTTATTCCTTTCAAATTATTGCTTAATATTTTAATTTCTTCTTGGGTTAGATTTTTATCTTTAAAATGTATAACAATACTATCTTCTTTTGGCTTTGATACTAAAAAAAGTTTTTGTAAAAAGCCTAATCCGCCTTGATTGTTTTTGGAACCTGATTGATGAAAAGTATTTAACGTAGCTTGTGTTAATTTTTGACTTATAGAAGTAGCGCTATTTATACCTACACTCTCACCGGCAGGACAGACAGTTTTTAAATATTTCTTTCTAATATTATTTTTAATTTCTTTGATAGTACCTTCTTTGACAGAAAATTTAAGTTTATTTAATTGTCTTTTTAATGCTTCTTTGACTTGTTTATTATTATCAATAGCTATATCATTAATTGTAGCCGGAAGAATAGTAACTACTGATAATATATCATCTATTTCTTTATCAGTTAAAACACGAGGAACATTTTCATGTTTAAGATACCTAATAATATCATCTTGTAATTTTTTAATATCCTTTTTGGTTATTTTTTCTGAAAAAACATTTGATTTTAAAGCTCTATATACTTCTAAATGATAGGTCTTTGGAATCTTTTCCAAGACTTGCTTGATTTCACTAGAACTTAAAGTTATTCTTTGGGACATTTTTTACTAGTTAGTAATAATTATTTTTTCAATTACTAAATAAAAGATGAAAAATATTTTATTAACCTATGGCGAGACGGAAATTAAAGAGGAATGGATGAATTATTTCGATAACTATTATTATGTTAAAAATAGTAACAAAAGTATAGATCACAAAGAAATAAAGTTATTTTTTAAAGAAAAATTAGTAACAACCAACGGAGAAGATAATCTCTTTATTATTAGTAATGATTTGCATATAAATTCTGATAATTTGAAGAAGATTTTAAATTATATAACTTCGAGTATATTACCGAAAGATATTTTCTGTTATCTATGGAATTATATGCAAGAATGTCAGAAATTAAAGGTAGCTATTAAATATGGAAAATATAATTTCTACCCTACTAATTTAGCTAACGAAATGTATGCCATTGCTGCCAATTTTAAAACATGGTATTCTATATTATTAAATAGAGATAAAAGTGTCCCTCTTTATCTAAGATTACAAGATAAAATAGATAATAATGTTTATTTTGTAAGACCTTCCTTATTTGATATGCCTTTGGAAAAAATAGATAATAATTATTTACTCACTAGTCTGTGTAAAGAAAATTTTAACGCACAGCCATTACAGCCTTATAATAACAATGTAGCTAAAATATTTTTTATTTTAACTATAAGTATTGTTTCGCTTTTCTTTTATCTTTTTCTAAAAAAGATTCCTCGGCCCAGATATTTCAAACTAAAACATACCTCTTAAAAATTTTAAATTTTTATCTTTAAGTGATAAACTATAAGTTATTACGTCACTTATTTGGGGATAAATAAACGTATTAATTTCGTCCATCAAAGTACATCCATATTCGTAATTACAAACTCCGTCCAAATACATTTGACTAACTTGACCAATAGTTTTGTCTAAAAATAAATCATCTTCTTCGTCTTCACTATTTTTCTCTTTTTTAAGAACTTCTCTAACAGTAATATTTTTATTTTTATCTATAATACTATCTAGTTCTTTTTGTTTATTATTTATAAAACCTAATTTTTTATAAATACTTTCTTCACCTGCTAATAAAATAATTATTTCTTCATAGAGTAAAATACCCTGATTATCACAAATACATTCCATTTGTTGATCTGCATTATATTCTATTTTTCCTATACCAAGACATTTGGCTATATATAGTATTAACCCTATAAAATTCTTGGTTTCTTGGAATTTTTTATCTCCCTGAGCATAATAATCAGTAAAATCTATTAAATCTTTGGGTAATTTAATCTTTAAAAAAGCAGTACATTTTTCAATATTGTCTAATTTAATATGATAATCATCATTGCCTATACTAATAGAAAATTTATCATTTTTAGCAATTTTAATTAATTTAGCTTGATAATCTCTTTTACTGAGCAACAAATACATATCTAATACTATAGTATTTTCGGAAAGATGTAAATTTTCTTTGGGTAAACACTTATATTGTTTGGTATAAAATTTCTTTATTTTGTCACGACAATTTTCATTACTTTCTAAAAATTCTTTAAATTCTGATAAGTAGAGAGTAAAACAAGATGTTTTAAATTCTGTAATATAATCGGGTATGGAGACAAGTTCGTCTCCTAATTTATTATTAATTACATATTCCAAAAATATTTTTTTTTCTCTTTCTAATTGAATGTAATCTATACATATTCTTTTAAGAACTTTGGCCTCTATTAAACTCTTATAATTTTTGGTATTATAATAAATAATATCTTGATAAACTTCGATAGTTCCTATATCGTTACTTAATGCATAATTAATAAATTTATTAGTATTTTTATCTGAAATATCTTTTCTATCTTTAATAATAGCCTTTTCTGGTTTATATAATAAACAAAATATTTCTATTCCTTTTGGTGGCTGCCAGATATATTCTGGATACAGATAGGCTTTTTTTCTTTCATCTAATTCGAAATCACAACAAAGAGTAAAAAAAGTAAAAACTTCGGCTACTATTTTATCTTTAAACTTAAAAATTTTATTCCATTCTTCACTCTCGTAATCGGCCTCTTTTTTCTTGTATGGTCCCTCAACGATTTCACGATGAAAAGAGCCTTTTTTGACTATTTTTTTTACCCAATAACCTCCGTCTTTAAATTGAGTAAAGGCATTTAATACATCTTCAAAGCTGGTCAAACCTTGGTCTAAATAAGGCTCATAGTCCATTTTAGTTATCAAAAATTATACTAAATTTCTAAATCTAAATAAGGCAATAATAATAGCCAAAGTTATTACTAAGGAAGCCAGTGGCCACCATCTAGTAAATTCGTAGGTATCGTCTCCTCCGCCTTCCTCGTTACTGCAGTAATAGAATTGCAGACCAGTTAATGTAGCAAATGATATAAACAATAACGAATAGACAATAATAAAACCAAAGTAATAGGATTTAAGATCCTTAGCTTGCTTGTAAAAGAAGAAGAAAGCCAGACCTATCACAGCACTAAGGGCTAAGAAAATAATAGTGGCCAATTCTATATTATCTCTGCGCTGAGCTACATCTCCTTCCAAATTATCTACAATGGATGTCCATAAATCAACTTCAAAGCTAGCTAAGCCTACAATAATAGCTGCTACTAATCCATAAATAATATTGACTGCGGTTAAAGCGGTTAAACTGGCGGGAACTTTGTTAGACATTTTATATTTGCTTAAAATTGTTTTTTTTTAATTTTAAAATATGTCTGGTCCTGTTTTATTTACCTTAAGCGATCCATTGTGGATAAATTTTTATATTTCAAAATATAAAAATTAATTTTTTTCTAAATAATTATCAATAGCTAACTGATAATTATTTCTGGCATTATCATCACTAACAAAAACATCCAGGACATATATTTTATTATTTTTATCTATACCATATACTTGATAGAATTGGTCTTTTTTCAGTTTCTTAGCACTGCGCACACTTACTTCCACGATAGCGGGATTTTCACTACGAGCTTTGGCCAAAGCCAGTTCCAGACCTTCTAATTGCGCAGCTGTTTTTTTACGTTTCACAATATCTCTCCATTCTGGCGTGATACCTTTTTTAATCAAGTATTGTCTTGCGTTATCAAATGCATTATTTTTAGCAGGTCTATTAGTAGCAGCATTGCCCTTGCCTAATATTGTACCTGCTTTGATATTTTTACCATGTTTGGCCAATACCTTAGACCCGTAATCATTCAATATAACTTTGGCTTCTAGTTGACTATTATCTAATTTATTGATAACAAAATCAATACCATTATTTTCAACATTACCATGTATACTCAGCGGGGTATCAATATCATTTTTAAGCAATATTTGGTTACCACATTCTAAAATTTCATCCCAAATTTCGGCAGATACGTCGGCAGGTTTTTTCATATGAAATGTTTTTTCGCTACGAGGTTTAACATCTCTTATTTCTTTGATTAGTTGTTCAACAAAATTTCTATCTGGACCTTTTAATTCTTCCTGAAAATCATAGTCATCGAACATATTTTCAAAAACATAATATAAAATATTGGCAGCTTGACCTACACTATTACTCTTTTCGTTAAGAATCATATCCAAAGCACCAGCTACCGATTCAAATAAATCTTCTTGTATGGCCTGATTATCACGAAGTTTTTCTGGCGCAATGGCCCAGTAAGCTAATTTTAAATGATCTGATACTAGGCCCTGAAATTCCGTTTTCAAAATTTGCTGTTTTACATTAGTCAAATCTTTTTCCGAAGCAGTAGGGAAACGTTTTAAATAATAAACGATCATAGTATATTCTTGTAGTTTATCTCCTAATGTTTCCAATGATTCATAATTTTCTTCTTTATCTGGTTTAGACATTTCGTGAGTAAATGCTCGCAACCAAACTTGGGTAATAGTTTTTTTATTCAATAAGAAGGGTAACATTTTTTCTTTACCCGGAGGTAACATTCTCCCTAATAATTCGTAAAGATAACTATAAAATTCTTTCATAAATACCTTAGAGTTAGGATCTGGTTTAACCGAAGGAACAGGGAGATTATCAAACATACTTAGGTTTATTTGATTAGGTTTCTTTCTAGTTACCGGGGCACTTTTGGGTTGTTCTAAAACAATTGCTACTTCTTCTTCTCCTCTACTATAAGAATAACGAGTACTGCTTAAACTGGCCAACGAAACATCTTTCATACTAGCCAAATCTCTAATTAAAAAAGATTTAAATGTTTTAATATTTTTATTAAGATATAGGTATACATCTTTTGGTAATTTTTGCATACGCCAATCTTCTTGTTCGGAAGGAGCCACGGAAGTTATGATAAACATAAGCGGAAAAAAAGAACTAAATTTAGCCATATTTTTTTCAAAATCTGAATTATTTAATTTTACTTTATTATAAATAACCACAGAATTTTTTAAACGTTCTGCCAGAAGTTCGGTATTTGTTTCCCAATCTTCGGTAGATATATTTCTTTTCTCACCAGCGAATTCAATATCTAGGTCGCCTACTACTACAATTTCTTTCAGTTTATCATCAAAACTAGAAATAAAATCTCCTAGTAGATAGTTATTTTCAGCATAAATATCTAATAACGAAAAATTCTTAATTTTTAGACTAGCTAATATTTTTGTTAAATTGCTAGTAATAACCTTGTAACTTTCTACTGACTCCATTTTTTTAATTGATATATAAATAAAAAAATCATTTTTTATTTTCGGTCAAATTAAGAGTAATGGCGTAATGGAAAGTGTAAATAAATATAATAATGGTTAATACGGATGTTGTAACTATTATTTCACCCTCATTTAACATTTTATATATTTAAATTATATAAAATTGTAAATTATTCACACATAATACAAACTTCATCAGTACATATAACATTATTTTTTTTATTTTTTAACTTTTTATGATATTCTTGAATAGATATATCTACTGTAAATCTTTCTGTTTGAGAAGCAGGATTGGCGCGTAAATAATACATACCAGTTTTTAAACCCAGAGCATTTGAATAGCTATGTACTGCTTTCATTTTCTTAACATCAGGTTCAGGTAAATAAATATTTAATGATTGGGATTGACAGACATAAATACCTCTTTGGCGCGCCATTTGCATAGTATCTTTTTGTGATATTTCATACATGCCACGATGAATACGTTTAAGGTGTTGTAATTCGGTTAATTTAGCTGCTCTAATTTTACCGTCGTTATAGAAATTGGCTGGGAAAATACTTTGATTATCGGCTACAAAATGATCCAATTTTTCAATAGAACCATTAGACATCATAATGAAATCAATCGTTTCTTTGTTCCATAAATTAGCTTTACTCATAGCGTCGACAAAAGGTTCCGAAAAAGCCGTAAAATTACCATGTACCAATTTACGAGAATAGATCAAGGTTTGATGTGCTTCTGTCGTTTCAGCATTACGCAATAATTGAGCAGAACTAGCCGTGGGCATGAGAGCTATCAACATAGAATTACGAACCCCGTCTTGTACAATATCTTTTCTTAATTGTGACCACGAATGTTTTTCTATATCCATACCCCAATCAATGGGATTGATAGGCTCGTTATCTTCTTCATTATAAATTTTAGTATTTATCCTATTCATAGATTTTAAATAATCGGCTTCTTGTTGCCATAAATCAAATTGAAAAAAACCATTGGAAAGAGGCGAACCTTTAATTTTCTGCCATTTACCGTCCATAAAAGCTTCACATTCACCGGTACGAAAACTACTATATTCGCCGTCTTTAAGAGCCAGTAACCTAGATTGATAAAGAGCATGATAATACATAGCTGCAAAAATCATCTTATTTAACTGGAAAGCCTCTGGACTATCGTAAGCAATATCTAGATATGCAAAAACTTCAGCTAAACCAGAAACACCTATACCAATAGGTCTATTAGCAAAATTAGGGGTACTGATTTTGCCTCTTTTAATAACTTTACCATTTTCATCTCTTTCATCCAACGGATAATAATTGTAATCAATAACTTTATTAATATTTCTAGTCAAAGACTGTGTAGCTTTACCCATAGCTTCAAAATCATAAAAATCTTTTAGATTAGTAAGAGTTATTTTCTTATCTAATTTTTTAACATAAGCTTTCAAATTAAGATGACCAAGATTACAACTAGCGATAGAATCAGGGGTAGAAGGCTCGCTTATTTCTAAACATAAATTGAGGCTCTCAGTTGTCCCTATATTAGCCATATTATTTTTCTCATTAACTGGGTCACGATAAACGATATAAGGCATAGAACTTTTGACATTCATATCGCATAATTTATTATAAACATCACGGGCTTTCATAACTTTATAATCAATTAAATGTTTGCGCATTTTAATCCTGTCAATAGTCTTAGCATGATATTCTAAAATTATTTTTCGTTCAGCTCCTTCTTTATTAACATTTTTTTCCATTTCTTTAATTTCTTGATCCAATTTATCAAATTCTATTTTCTTATCAATAGCGGCCTTTTCTACTTTTTCATAAATTTCTTCAAATTTATGACCATGACTTCCCAATAAAGAATGTCCGTCTACCTTAGCTTTGGCGGGACAAAAGAAAGTCCAATCTTGATCATTTTTAACTCTTTCCATAAATAAACGGGATAAATAAGCACAGGTATTAGCTTGTTTAAACCTAATACCATTATGAGTGTAATTATCACGCGCCTGAATGAAATCCATAAAATCAATATGCCAATCGATCAAAGTAATGGTCATGGCTCCGTTACGTTTTCCTCCTTGATTGACACAAGTAATAGTGGCATCGTAAATTTTAGCAAAAGGTAAAACACCGCTAGATTTACCGGTATTGCTAATATTAGAATGCCTGATTGCATTCATAGAAAGTCCAATCCCTCCTTGTAATTTACTAATCAAACCAACGTCGCCTGCGCCTGAATATAGTAGGCTTTCGAGATTGTCACCTAAGGATAATAAAAAACAATTTTCTGCCATAATACCTTCGATACAATAAGAATGATCATCATCCACACCAATAGTGTAAACATGTTTTGGTCTATCTAGACTTAATTTTTTACTATCTAATCTAATAAAAGTTTGATTATCTATTATTTTTCTACGTGTACTACATTTCATATCTTTTTTAGACGACATTCTATTGTCATCATAATGTTTGCTAATTTCATCTTTTTGTAGATATTCAAAAGGTAATTCTATCAAAGCAGAATCAGTAGTAGCTAATTTGTTCCTAGATTTATCAACAAAATTATATCTAGCATAAACACCATTGGCTCTTAACAAATAAAATATATTTTTCATTAAATTAACATTGCTTAATTGAATTAATAATTTATTTTTTTCTGTCCAGCAACCATCGGTAGAAAATAAACCAGTCATAAAAGATTTAATTTCTTGACCGCCCCAATAATACATTCTTTGGTCTAATTTTTTATTATCAAAACCAGAACCATAATTTATATTAAAATAATTACCCAATGCAACCGAATGGAAATCTAAATAATAAAGATCATTATTTTTATTAGTACCTTTATTTACTTTGGCTTCAATACCAGTTTTATCTTTACCGATTTTGATTAATCTTTCAATAATTTGATAATTAGATTTATGTGCTACAAATCTAATACCATGTACTTTCTTTTTTTCATTTCTAGTTTTATTAATGATATTGCCATCTCCAAACCAAGCTCCTACAAAAAAAGCCCAATTTTTATCTGCTTGCCATTCCTTTTTTATGGGCGAGTTAGACTTTTGTCTAGTAATTAAATTATCAGTACCATTTAAATGATCAGGTGTAGTGTATTCAGTATTAATTTTTAACCAATTGTCTTTAATTTCATATTTATGATGACTTTCAATGCCTTCCATCATATCAACATTATAAGTTTTGCTATTTTCATCGGCAGGAGGAAGAGCAATAAAATCACCTTGACATAAATATTCCATAGGTACCCATTTAGGCTTATTTTCACCTTTGGATTGGATAGCCCAGAAACGATGATTATCAGTTACTTCAAATTCAAAAGTACGATTAAGTTTAACATTATATAGATTTCTATCACCTAACAAATTTTTATGTAACTGGGATACTTTTTTAATATTACCTTTATGGGTTTTGACTTCATCGCCTATTTGAACATCTTCAATATTTATAATTCCTCGATTATAAGTAAATATTTTAGTACCAGCTTTAAAACAGCTTGACATCTGATTTTTGCGCGTTCCAGCATTGAACATAGTGGGTGAAGCGTGAACATAATCTTGATTAATTAATTCATAATAACATTGTTTTACTTCCTCCCAACTATCTTGATAATAAAACTGGATAGCTTGACGTAAAAACATCTGACAGGGTGTTTCAATTGGATTTTCTTCGTGAGAAATTTTTAATAAATAATTAACACAGGACGAAGCTGATAAAATATTATAGTTTTCAAAATTTTTGAAATAAGTATCTTCCAATAATTGATCAATTTCCCGAGCATGGCCTAACATAAAATCTTTAATTTCCCTGCGTAATATTCCATCGGCAATAGTTACATATTCTTTTATATCAATAGGGCAATTTTTAATATTAACATACATAAAAATACGTCCGGCTAATAAATAACTATCAGGATATTTTAAAGTAGGTAAGGATAGAGCAAATATTTTTAGCTCTTTATTATCCCTTACTATATCTAAGCTTTTCACCATTTCTGGCGAAAGCTCTAGACCATCGGCAAACTTTTTCACTAGATCGGACATTTTTATCTATTTTTTTTTAAAATTTTTTTAATCAATTTTGGTTTTTGTATTAAAAATATATTTCTAAAAATGGATGATAATAAGATAAATAAGGATTTTAATTCTTTAATTAAATTTCGTTTATCTATATTTATAATTGTTATTATTTTAATGGTAATAATTGCTCCGCTTTATTGGATTTATATTTTTAATAAAAAAAGAAAAGCTAAACCCATCATAAATAATAATACTGTCACTGGTGCACCAGGTAACGCAGGAGTTGGTTTTTTAAGCGCAGGTGAGGTAGATAATAATCAAGCCGGTAATGGTTATTCTTTTTCCTCGCTGGGTCAACCTTGTGTTAATTCATCAACAACAGGAGGTTTACCTAATTTGCCAGGAGTATTTACACCTCAACCATGTGATACTAATAAAGGTTTAAAATGCACAGAAGGTATATTAGAAGGAGCTATTTGCCTATCGCAATTAGGTTTTACATGTGATTCGGTAAATGATTGTACTCCCGAAGCAGATGCTTGTTTAAATAATATTTGTTCCAGACAAAGTGATACTTTAAATCAGCTCTGTAAAAATGATAATGATTGTCAAATAATAATAGATAAAAATGTAGAAAATATTCAACCAAAAATATATAATCATGTCTGTCAAAAAGAAAGAAATCATCTTCATGGATATTGTAAAGTAAATTCTTTCCCTTACGACACGGGTTGTAATACTGATAGTGAATGTGTTACCGGAGCGAAATGTTCTAATAGTATTGGCAAATTTGCTATCGCTGTTGAACCTTTGACAAGCCCGCTAAGTAAATTTGGTTTTTTTCCCAGCAAAGATGAGTTTACTTTACAAAATTTAACTGGATTAATAGCTAATGTTTTTGATATTAAAAATAATTTAGTAGGTATTTACCAGATTATTGATTTTAACTCTTCCACAATGGAAGGTACATTGACACCTAGTAGCACAAATGCTAAACAATTAACTGATACTAAAACTTTATATCAAATATCTTTCGGTCAAGCAACTAATGGTATTTGTTTGGAAAAAATACCGGAAGGAGGTCCGGCTAATTTAACTTTGGGTGGAATAACTATTCCGTGCAAAGATGGTCTAGAAAATATCAAGAATTTTTGTTTAAAACCAAACCAACCAAATATAGGAGATGTTTGTGTTAGAGATATTGTTGGCTGTCCTTCTCAGAGTGTAGCCGGTGTAGAAATTGGTGTGTGCTGTCTTTATGACGATAATACCGAACAGACAATATTGAATGATTATTATTTTAATATTAGCCCTAATTCTTTTGCCGAATACAAAATAGGCAATTGTGTTGTACCCTCTGTGGGAAAAGGTTCATTGTGCGATAATACATGGAACGGTTGTTCTGGTCCATATATTTGTATGCAAGAACCTAGTCAAAATGGCGCACCAATAAGTATATGCACTGTCCCTTTCCAAGCACAAATATGTTTCAATGATCGTTGTCCAGAAAATTATATTTGCGGCAATTCCGAAGGAAGACCTCCTATTTGTGTGGGAAAAACAGGGGCTTTTTGTATTGAAAACGAAGATTGTAAAAGTAATAATTGTTCCAGTAATTATAGTATTAAAGTTTTTGACCCTGATAGTGGTAAGATAATAGGTACTGAAGGAATAAAAGTTACTTCTGACATTACTACTACACCTAAACTTAATTTGTATCAACCTTCTGTCAAACCGTCCACTTTTCCCAATTCTAAAAAATTAGCTGTGGCAGGAATAAGATTATATTGGTACAAATTAAGCAGTACCGCGTACAGTGTTAATATTATTGATGAAAACAATAATCTCAAAACCTTAAATGTTAATATCCCGCTTTCTCATGAAATTAAAGATATAATCAGAGACGAAGATAATAATTTTATAATATTATATAAACGTATGGTAACCGATACTATGCGCGAGAGAATTTTTCCTATCATTAATGTTTTACCTAACAATCATTTTAATTTACCTACTTATAACGGCCTTACCGATGGAATAAAAGTTTATTATGTAAATAGAGGAGGAAACGTAAATGTAGTACAGACAGACATAATATATACTTTGAGGAAGATAAATAAAAGTCGTCCCGATTCTGGTTTTTATTTAGAAAATCAGCAAAAAGAAATGATACCACTACATACCAATTATACTGGCAAACATTTTATTGTTACTTATGATAATAAATATGCTGTGCAAAGTAATTTAATTACTACTACTGAAAGCTATCGCCAAGGCAACCCTTATCCTTTGCTACTTAGTTATGATTTCAACGGGGAACCATCAACTGAACAATTAAGTGCCGGTGATTTGATTTATATCCACGATTTCGATTGCGACGATTGTGGAGGTGAGCAGCTTTGCTATTCAAAAGTAAAAACTTCAAGCGACGTTAGTAAACAATTTTGTCTAAACTTCCCTCCACCATCATGGCCTATGTATATTATGCCTGTCGGTACTGGGCTAGAAGGAGTTTCAGGTTTCATAACTGAGCGCGATCCTGGTGATAATAATTATATGACATATACTAACGGTGTAACTCCAGGTAATTTTATAGATTATATTATTACTGAAAATTATTATCACTCTGTCGGAGGTTATCCTACATATAATAATCATAAAGTTATAGGAGAAAGTATATACACCGATAATGATACTAAAAGTTATTTTAGTCTAAATGGTGAAGGTTTTTATACTTATGGTATAACTAGTTTTAATCCCGATGATTATGATAATGAAGGTTTTGTATCATTTGAGGATAATTTTGATTATATTTACGAAAAAACTAGTAGTGAATTCGGTATCAATGGTATTAATCGTGGAATAACTTATGTATATAATAGTTTAGATGATGATATCAAAATTAATAGTAAAAAAATAGATGGAAAAAATTATTTGATTATTAATAAAGGTCTTTGTTATGCACCCGAATACGAAGAAAATAGATATATTAACCAATTTACACAGATAGAATATGATATACAAAGGGATAATGATGAAGGAGGATATACTAAAAATCCTAATTTTGACAATACTTTTATAACTATTTTCGGAACTAGTAGAAGTGTTGTCTCTTTTAATATTGTCAAAAATATTGCCCAAAATCAAAGTAAAGGATTTTATTACAGTGAAGTTAAAAACGGGGAAAATAATATTGATTATGTTAATATAAATAATAATGATAGTATCTTCTATACATTAATAAATAACAACGTTTTAGGTAATACATCAGAAAATAGTATAGCTATCAATAGTAAATATGAAAAAATTGATTATACCCCTCCGGCTGGAACTTACATACCAGAAGTAAAATATTCAGATTTTTCTAATTTTGAAAAGTTAAAACCTTTGCCATTTTCTCCCTTAGTTAATGTAAATAAAAGGAAACCAGGAGAAAATTATTTTATTGAGGAAAAAAATTTTATATGGATTTATAATCAAACAGATATAGATAATATTTTAAATTTTTCGTCCAGCGAATTAGTTTTGACCAAAGAAGGTTCGGCTGAACAATTTGAAATCAATAGTGTTTATTCGCAAATTCAAACTCAGTTAACATGGTGTTTAGTTAATATAGTTGAATATGAAGTTAATGTAGATACAGAATATCTAAAAATAAAAATACAGGTCCCTGTAAAATATGATGTTTTGAATAATATTATAGACGCGAAAACTGATTGGAATTTACATGTCTATAATTTTGTAGAATTACAATATTATGATTTTTTTGCTACAACATCACTATTCAAGAGTTCTTCTGGCGGTCCTCCAGGGATCGCTATACGTGATGGTCATGTTTACCAAATTTACGATGCCAGTTTATTATTTACAGGAAGTAAAGGAAGTAAATATTATGCTAAAAATACCAATGATTTTTCCAGGACAGGCTATAATAATGTAATGATAGAAACAGCAGGTAAAAACGGTCCGACAACAAATAGTATACCTGGTTACGGAAAAACATTTTCTATTTATAAAGTAACAGATGGGGCTGGTGTTTACATTGAACAAGAGGGCACCCCCGGCAAGTCTGGTTCTCATATGATTATTAGGGACGAATCTAACGTTAAACTAACCCCCGGTAAGGAAAAAAATTTTTATAATTCTAATTCCACCATTAGTTATATAGATACATTTTTATCAAATACATATGTTGATAATGTCGATGTAATAACTCCTACCCGTATGCCTTATTTTTATATTAATAATAGAAACTTTATGTCACCCGATGGTTCTTTGGATCATGCAACCGACACTCCGTTTACATTATCGGCAACATATTTGAATGTTGAATCGGATAGTAAAAATTATCCCCTAACCCGATTTAATTCTTTTAGTAATGGTAGATTTTTTGTAAATTTTGTACCTATCACTTGGTCACAGTTCGATATACAGGCTGCATATGTTCCAGAAGCTGGATCAAGGCTAGCTGTAAAAACATTACCTATACAGGACAATAGAAATTTAATACCTTATATTCCTTACAATACTACTGTAGGAAAAATATTTTTTAATAATGGTGTATCAACTAGCGGAGGAAGTAATACAGTTAGTCAATTCGTATCCGAAACAAATAATATTTATAAACTCCAAAAATCTAACATCAATACACCAGTTACATTAAGAAATATGTTTAGCGGATCTATTAGATTACCATATGGCGGATATGCTGGTAAAATATACACAGTTAATGATTTATTCGCCAGTTCTTTACCATTAGGAGATCATTTTTTTATAAACAGTAGTCCTATCAAAAAAGATTTTATTATACCCACCGTAGCTTATGAGACAAATCCAGATTACAAAGAAATTAATGTTGTTACCAAAAATTTGGGCAATATTCCGTTACATCAAACTCATATGGCTCATTACCAAACCGATGTAGCGGGCGTAGATGCTGATTACTTTAATCAAACTAATCAGGTAGCTATTAAATTTCCTTCATGGTTGAAGGCTAGATTCGTTAATAAAAATAACGAAATTCCCAAAATAAGAAAAGTTATTATTAATAGTAACGATGGTAATAATTATGGCAATGCTAGTTATTATGCTTTTATAGAATATGGAGGAAATACTAGTCTAGTTTATTTAGATGCCGAAAATAATAATTATGATTTAGCAGAAAATCAAGGCATACCTACTAGTCAAAGTATTTTTACGGATGGCGATAATGTTAAAATTGCCGAACCAGGTTTTGCCATGACTGGAACAAATAGATTACTCTATATGCTGAGCAAAGATTGTAATTAAAAAAGCCAACCATAAAACATATTTACTTTCGGGCGAATTTATTCTAGTAATGAAATTAATCATTGCCAGAACCGTAATACGATAATTAATAAGTCTAATAATGTGAAAAGTAGAAATAATTAAACATAGTAAATATACCAGCATATGACCTTTACCGGTGACTATTTTTTTCCTATATAAGGTCATCATAAAGGCCGAAGATTGAATAGCGATTAATGCGTTAAATCCTAAATCAGCTGTGCGATGATTATAAGTTATATGCGAAGCAATGGCCAGGAACTGGTAAGCAGAATAAAATTTAGATAATTGTTTGTAAAAGAAATTAACTTCTAATTTTTCGGCCGTAGATCTAACGGCCGTATTGCCCGGAGTGCCATGTTTTTTAGAAACAATATCGGCCACATAATGATGAACAAAAACTACCAATGGCAGTACATAACAAGGTCTTGTTGGAAATAATACCGCGATAGTAAAAACAGAGAGACATCTTAATGTAAATATAATAGCATGTATTCTATATTCTTCGTAAATTATCATAGGTTTGTCATTAATTCTTTTTTTGGGTACATGAAAAAAATTAGACGACAATGCCGAAGAAGTATGAAAAATCATAGTCAACCAATCTTCTAATTTCCCATCCATACCCAAATTTCCTTCCCGGAGGTAAATATAACCATATCTGTAAATGAAACTAGCTATACTTAAAAGGCCAAAAAATTTGTGAATATTAAAAACATCTTGTTTGGTAAAAAGCTTTCGCCAATTGGCGTCTTTATGAATAATCCTCATCTTTATATATTTAGCAGAAAGTAAATATATAAATAATTTCATTTTTGATTAATAATATCATAATAAAGTCGAAAAGATAAGAAAGGACAAAAAAAGACAGTAGAAGCAGCAAAATGAGTAGCACCTAAATTTTTATAATAATTTATATCATATATATCTGTAATACCTCCACCGGCAATAATTTCTACATCTTTGTATTGCGAAGTAAGATAAGTAATGATTTCTTTATTATAATTCATTACATTTTTTCCACTTAAACCTCCTTCTTTTACAGGTACTGTATTGGAACAATGGAATTGTCTAAATCCTTGTTTGTAGTAATTATCAATTAAATTATAGGATACTAATGGAGATAATTTAATGATACACCATTTTCTTTCCGCATTAAGAAAAGAGGATAAATTATTATGACACAAATTCTTGTCGACATTAGGGCAACTTATATTTAATTCTATATTCATATTTGTTGGTATTTTATTCAATATTTTAGGTATCTCTTCTTCTTCTAAGATAGCGATACTAACAATGTGACTAGAATGATAATTTTTTATAGCATAATCTAAACCGGGATTTCTTAATCCTATTTTATTGACCCAGCCTCCATATTTGCTATAATATCTTAATGTCTTAAATATTTGTTGTATTAAACCACTTCTAGGTTCTAGGGTATAACTACCTTTAATAGAAATAGTTTGAGGTAAATTCAAATAATTACCAAAAGGAGGATTGATAAAAAACATATTTATTTTAGTAAAAAATAAATATTTAAGTGAATGGATTATAAGGTTATTCTTTAAAGGCCGGATTTGGTTCGTTAGAAGCTACTTCATTCCCAAACCCTCCGGTCCCAAAACTA